AAATATTACATCTGAATCTAGATTTATAATAGATATGCTTGAAGATGACAATTATACTACTGGAGGTAATCTTGGATTTATATTACAAGCTGCTGTAGACTTAAGTGGTAGGGCAGCTAGTCAACTTGGAGCAGGGGGAACTAGATTTTTAGATCCTCTCAATCAAACAATTAAAAACTATAGAGGTGATGAAGTAGTACCTGATTTAAATCAAGGTAATAGAAATTTAAATTACTCTTTAAAATATGTAGACAGTATTATAAAAGCTTTTGAAGATTTTAGTGGTACAGCTATACTACCTGAAGAATTACGAGAGCCTTTTAAAAAAGTTTCAATATGGGAAGAAAAAACAAATGACTTAGGTACTTTAGTATTTGGTACTAGATCTCTAAAAGAACCTACTTTATTTCTACAACTTTTAAATTCTGCTGGTATAAGAGCCTACGCACCTAAATTTTTAGGTGCACCATCACCAGATAATATAAAAGTAAGAGGGCCAGGTGAATTAACAAGTGCATTAAATGATGTTTTAAGAAATGAATTAAATAACCAAACTCAAATATTTTTTGATGGTGAAGCTAAAGGAATAAATATTAATGAGCTAAGTCAAAAAAATAAAGAAAAAGCTATTAAGATAATAACTAGTAGAGCTAGAGATAATATAATGAGCACTCTAAAAAAATCTAATAGTAGAGAAGATAAAAATTATTTAATTGTAAATGATATACTTGGAACTACTAATGCAGCTTTTAATCAGGCGGTAAAAGAATTGTTTCCCGATAAAAATATTAATTTAAGAACTAAGTATGATGCTATAGAAGAAATATTAACTATGTTTCCTATATTAGATGAAGAAGAATTACAATCTCCTTTTAAAACAAAAGGAGTAACACAGTTAGAAGCATTACTAGAAAAAATAAAAACAATAGAAAAACAAGATAGTATGTTAAAGAGAATAAAAAATTAATCCTCACTGTCATCATCTAACATAAAGTCTGCCCAATCATATGCTGATTTCTTAACATCATGCATACGACCGACCCCTCGACCACCAGAGAGTAACCCAGCTAGAGCTTGTCCAGCTAGGTATCTCCTTGTAGTCAGGGGTTTTATTGTTCTAGGGTTACGCTTACGCTTAGTAAACTTCTTAGCCTCATCCTCTAGACTTAGATGCCTCTTGTCTTTCATTCTTTTTTACCCTCTCTAGGTTTCTAAAGTAGGCTATATTAAAACCATACTCCCAGTCTCTATTATTTTTACTATTAATAGGATAAGGATTACCAAGAGTACCTTTACGAAAAGCTAACTTACCTTCTTCAAATGGTTTCATTTGTGAACCTCCTTATATTTACTGATTAATCTTTCTAAATACCATTCACATTTATGTAGATCTTCTAAGCCATTCTTGTATTCAAACCGCCACAGGTACTTAAGTACAGTACCTGCGTGGTAGGCATATCTTTTATCTATCGTAGATATTAAAGCCTCAATAGCTTCAATACATTCTAGACTATTCTGATTGTAGTGTAATGGTTTACTAACAGGATTAAAATCCACATCACTTTTTAGACTTTTCTGCATCTTTCTTTTCACCTTCAGTTGTTTCAGATTTTAGTGAGTTTTTTAACTGCTCAATTCTTACTTGACCTACTTGTTTTAAACAGTCAAGTTGATGATTAATTTGAGCTGCTTGTGCAGCAATACTATTTGTGACTTTTAAATTTAAGTCTACGAGATTAACCATAGCCTTTTGTTCATCTGTCATGTCATCGATTGCGTACTCAGCATCATCAATTGTAATTTTATTTTCTTTATCTTCACTCATTTTAGTTCTCCTTAAGCACTGATGTCTACAATTTCACACACCTCGCCAGTGCAAGCAAAGGTTTGTGATGACTTAGTTGTGTCTTCAGCTTCAAACTCTGATAGCTTAGACCAGTCAATTTTATTTGGCATAATACTTTTTAATATCTTATAATCATTCTTGTTGCAATCCTGATAAGGTGCTTGTTGGTATATATGATCATCGTGTGGTAAAAAAGATACACCACTTATCTCATCAAAGTTTTCCCAAACAAACGCCTGTACAGGTATCCATTCTCCTTTCTTAACTGATATTGTAACAGATGGTTTGTGTTCTGTCCAGTGTCTTTGATAAATTAACCACATATTTAATTGCTCAATAGCAGTCATATCATTTCTTGTTACTGATTTAGGCGGTGCTTGTACAGGAAAACTAAAGATAGTTGTACTGTCTTCCTTTCCAATAGCAGGTTCAGATGGTATACCTTGAGCTTTCATAAACTCTGTTAAAGGATCATTGTTATCTGCTCTTACTGTACGTATATAGTATGGTGAGTGCCTGGCGTGTATTCCAGATGCACTATCTACAAGTTGACTCACTGTACCACTGGGTTTAACACAAGTAATAGCAGTAGAGATAGGTATGTCTAAACGCTTTGCCCATTCAGCATTTGTTTTAATAGCAATACTCTTTAGATGTTCTAATGTTTTACTTAAGCCTTTGTTTTCTGAAGTCATAAGAGGATTGTCCATAATACCTGTAAGACTAACACCAAGTAACCTCTCTTCTTCTGTATTGTTTTGCCATATCTTACGTAAGTATGGAAACTTAGTATAGGTAGATTGAATAGTACCTAGTATAGTAGCAAGCTTAACTTTATTTGCTAGAGAATCAAGGTTATCTGTTGCTCGTATAACTACCTCAGTAAGATTACAGAATTGATATGGCCTTAGTATTATTTCACTACAAGGATTAGTACCAAAGTCATGTTCAACATCTCTCCTACCATTCTTAGCAGCTTGAGCTTTACTTGCTTGTCTATTAAAGATACCACGTTCTCCACTACCTGATGCTTTTAATGCAGCCCACTCTCTCATCAATGCATCTTCATCAGGTTTTTCAGTATAGCATACTGAGTTATTAGATAACTGACGTTGACCATTTAGTTCCCAAAAGTTTCCATCTTTTGCGTGTCTCATTCTATCATCAGTAAGATTAGATAATGAGATCATTGCTGACCTACGCACACCACCTACCACTACTACTTCTCCTATCTTACACATAAGATCATGGCACTCAATAGAGTTAAGCTTTCTTCTCTGGGCATTTGTAAAGATACTAACAGTAAAATTAAATAGATCAATCAACGGAGCAGGTCCAGATGCTCTGCCACCAAACGTCTTAAGACGAGCACCAGCAGGCCTAACGAGAGTTGTGTCCCACTTGGGTATCTCACCTGCATACAGCAAGGCTATGACCTGTCTGAGGGCTTTAGACCACCCTTCCTTGCTATCTCTAACGACGATAGTTGTATCACTATCAAATAACTCTGGTACTTCAGGTAGTTTATTTATGTATTGACGCTCAACACTGAAGCCTACACCTGTACCACAAAGTAGTATAAACATAGCTTCATCAAAAGATTTAACATCATCTACTGGTAGATAACTACAGTTATACATACAAGTATTGTCTCTGTTTGCAGCTGCACCAGCAGTCATAAGAGATCTCATGCTAGGCATAACATCAAGATTAAGTATAGCTTCTTCTAATTGTTTAGTAATTTTTGAACCAGAAGATAGTGGCTTTACTACATTAGTAATATATCTACTCACTGTTTCCGGCCAGCTTTCCCTACGGTTTTCTTCTTCTACCCACCTCGCATATCTTGATGTGTGTATAAATGATTGGTAGTCTGTTGGTAACATATTACTCATTAATTAATTCCTTTCTTAAGTTCTAAATATTTTTTAATACTATCGGGCCTTACCAATTTGTGAAATCCATAGAATCCAGTTTTTGTTCCTCTTCTTCGCAAACTTGGACTAAGAATTAAATCTAACGATTGATACTCATTAAGCACATCAGTAGTTGCTAGTCCACAAATATAGAATACTTTATCAGATTGTTTGACAACAATAATTTCAGGTTTGTATGACTTACGAAAGATGACTGGAAATTTATCTTTTTCAACAGTTTTTACTCCACAGTCGTACCCAATTTTTTTTAAGTCTGGGACATGATAATTGGTAGAAGATCCCACTGAAAAATCAATGAACTCAGTATCAAAAAATTGTTCTACTGCAGACTCTCCTAAAAAACCAGTGGTCCATCTTTTCTCCTCCATGCCAGAGTCAACAACGTGATGACTTTCATTTATTTTTTCTTGTATAACTTTTTTTACAAAATTTTTAACTGTTTCAACTTTAGTTTCGCTTAAAATTATCCTAACAAAAGTAGAACTATACTTTCTAACACAATCATCATAATTAAAATTTTCCATTTAATCCTCTTCCTCTAATAAGATTTCATCATCACTCATCTGTAATCTCCACTTCCCTTTATTACATTACGTGCCATACGGCTGTTTAATTTATTAAGATTGTTCTGTGCTACATCTTCCATGTTTATATTTAAATCATTACACATAGCAGCAATGTACCATAGCACATCACCTAACTCATCTGCTATTGCTTGCTTAGTCTCAGGTGAAAAGTGACCACCATTATCTCTCAAGACTTTCTTTACTTTGTCTGCTACTTCTCCTGCTTCACTGACTAAACCTAGTGCTGGATAAATAACAAGATCTACATTATCATATATTGCAGTCTGACTTGATTGCTTTTGATAGTTACTAAAACTATTATCTCTGACTTGTTTGAACATTTTTTATTACCTCACATTCTTTAATTTCTAAATCATCTATATCATATAGACAGTCACTCACTACTTGCTTAATAACATTTGAGTTATTAACTCCACCTACCTCAAGGAAGTTTGCATCAGGATCTACTGATACCTTTATAATTATTTCATAGTCCATTTTGAAACCACCAGTTATACTTTTTATTATTCATTTGTCAAGCCTATCCGTAATAAGATTTAAGTCTCTCAAGACTTACAAATTCTGGGTCATAGTAACCTCTGTCTATATTTCTTTTTATTACTACACCTTTCCACCAGTCCATGTTAGCCTGCCCTGCCCAGGATTCTTGAGCACCTTTAAAACAACCTGCAACTAAACCTATAGTAGGGTTAGGATAAGAGTCATCTTTAAAGAAGATAGATCTTTTATGACTGTGACCAACAGT